GGTTCCAATCAGAATAGTGCCAGCAGACGCAAATCCAGTAGTAGAACCAACTACGATAGTCGCTGTTGAGCTTGCGTTTGGTATAGCATTAGTTAGGGTTGTATAGCCGTCTTGGTGAAAAGCACCATTAGGAAACTGTAATAAACCACCACCAGCAGGTGACAACAGCGAAGCTACACCGTTATCGATTTGGTTAAAGTACAGACGTAAAGCGTTGTTTAGCTGGTCTTGATACGTTTGCCTATACTCAATAGGAGCAATAAGAAGGTTAGGTGCCTTTGGCGGGACAAGAGGTGTTTGTCTAGCAATAGTAGCCATTAACGTCTTCCGTCGTTGCGAATGTCAATCCGTGGGCTACCCAACTGCCAAGCCACACCAAGCCCGTCAGACTCAATCTTAAACGCCATTTGACGACCACGTAGACGGGTATAGACCTGACCAGTAAATTCCTGGATTGGATATTGTCTAGCCAACCCATAGTTATTAGCACTAACAACCGACGGGCTATCCGCAAAACCGTAGGGTCTACCTGAGTTCTGTCTTGGGCGTACCGTCATAGTAACGGTTGGGTTATTTTGGTTTGACCCATTAAAGTTTACGTCTGGCAGTATGCGCCACACAAATCCAAAATTGTGCCCATCTCCAATATCAAAGTCTGAAGACTGTACATAGGCATCAATTGGTCTAGAGGTAGCCGTAGAATTATCGTCATTACCGCTTTCTTGGAATAATAAAGTGCCAGTATTCACATTAGTACGGGTGGGATCTAATACAGTAGCGTTTTCGTTAGTTGTTTCAAACAGCCGCTAGCGGTGTAGCCTGTAATGGGCTATCTAACCAGAAAGTACGACGTAAACTGCCGTAATACCAAAGGCGCTCTAGGTAGTTGTAAATTACGTACTTATCAATAATAGGTGCTCTTTGTTCTTGCGTAGCAGCTGCTACTTCCGCATTAGATACATAGAACCACCATACTTCGTTGTAGCCTTCACTTGTACCAGCAAATACTTGGAACTGCTGATTAAAGCTAATATCTTCGTATATATACTGCCAAACAGAGCATGGTAATGTTTCTACTCGACCAGAATAGCTATAGAACTTATCAACGCCCATCCAGTACGATACGTTATTTACGGTAATAGCAGCATTAGGCGAAATAATGGATAGGTTATCCATCAACAACTGAAAGCCCCAGATGTAAGGTGGTCCAAGATACTGCATGGAGTACAGAGCAGAATCAGTCCATATTAGAATCTCTTGACGGGTTTTACGAGCTTGCACAATGTAGGAGCCGTTGCTAAGACGCTGCTCACCCGCTTGAGTAGTTGCGGTTGGCGTCCAAGTAAGGGGGTCTTCTTGATCTGACCAACGAACCAACATCGGGTCAAAATCGGTGCCTCCAAACTCATTACATCCCATAGCAATTACAAACCGAGATACGTCAGAAACAATAACTTGATTAGTCCCTACAATCGGCACGTCCGTCTGGTAGGAGGCAGGGGATGTCGGCGATAAAACAACCGCCCTAGGCCACGAAGACGTATTGTTAATCCAGTAATAAATCTGCCCACCACGAGGGGCTATTAAAAGGTTTTCCCCAAAGTTGTCGTGTGTCCATAGGCGTAACTGTAAGTCAATACCAATACCAGCGCCAGTAGTAGCGTTACCCCAGCCAGTATTACCTAAATATCCAATGACGTTATAGACGAGCACTGGGGTGCTAGTGCCTGGGCGAGTGCCATGATATGCAGGGTTAGAGGCTAAGAAACCACGCACACAGCCTGTAAAGCTAGTAGATGTTTTGCCGCTATAGCTAATTAACTCAGCATTAATTAAGATAGTTCCAGACGCTGGGAAGTTAGTTGTATCGGTTACGTTAATGGTTGTAGAAACGTCATTTAATAAATCGCCCTGTGCCTGTATACCTGATGTATATACCAAAGCTGTGCTGTAAGTAGAAAGGTTTGCACCGTTCCAAACCCCAACACCGAATCCGTTACCGGTTGTAGCAGCGGGTAAACCAATGCCTAATTGATAGGCAGCCACAACAGAAGCGCCACCACCTGAACCAGTACCGCTAGGGGTTGTTCCAACAGGTAAAGTAATTTGATATGTAGTTGTGCTTATTACGTTGGTTATTTGAAACTCGGTATTAAGATTAGCCGCCGTTAACCCGTTAAACCCAGTAGCGCCAGAATAGGTTACAAAATCCCCAACGTTAGCATCTGGGTACTGTGCATCGGTAACTGTAATAACTCTACTGCCTGCAGTGGTTGTAAATGGGTTTGAAAGCGGGGGCGAAGAAGAGTAGGCTAGTGGAGTAATGTCGTGATAAATACCTCGACCTTGATTGATGTAATACTTAAGGTGTGTACCAACGCCCAATAAATTGTTGCTATCTAAATCCACCCAATTAATTAAGGCACGGCATACGCCTTGATAGAATCGTGTAGCAGTAGCTCTAGCCCAGCCACCTAATTTTTCAGGAAAACCGGAACGAAAGCGTACCTTATCGCATTCAAACCAACCGCCTTCATTGGAGTAGTTTGTACCTTCTTTATTGATACCTGGGCGAAATTGTAGTTTTTGTAATGGCATACGTATTTACCCTAAGAATAAAGCCCGCTCGTCATTTCTACGAGTCACCAAACCTTTTAGTACTTTACCGCCAGCCAGCGTATATTTCAAGAACTCTTCTGCCGCCTCTTCCATCTCGCCCCGAAGAACCTTCTGACGGAGGGTGCTGCGCTGTAGTGTTCCCAAACCAACGTTAAAGCTAAAGCTAACAAGAGCATCGAACTGACCTTGAGTGAGCTTAACGGGACAGAAGCGTTCAACACCTCGTTCAAAGCGGTTAAGATCGTCTCGAAGAATCTCATCTACTTCCTCCATAGAGAATGTACGGTTGTCTCGCTCTTCTAACGGGTAGGCATCCCGCTCGTCTATTTTCAAAGCGCCCTGCCGTGGATAAAGCACATGGCCTACTCCAATCGTCCACAGCTTGGCTGGGCAACGGTAAGGTTTCTGGCGTACACCTTCGTGATGCTTAATCATTTTGATGGCTTTATCGCTTACTTTCATTTACGGAAAGCCTGAGTCCCAAACCAGAAAGCAATAATAGAAGCCAAGATCTGCATCTCCTGATCGTCAAATATCATAGTAACGGATTCGGCAAATGCTGCTCCAGTAGACCATGCCCACCAAATAGAAGAGATGTCCACTACGATTAATAAGAATACAAACAAGTAGGTCACCATGGGGCGAACCGAAGCACGTAGGTTAATAACCCACTGGGAAGCACCCTTGCCAATTTCAATGTCATGCTGGTACATAGCTGTGCGTTCTTGGGCTTGTGTTTCCATAGCTACTTGCTCGGTGCGAATTTCTTCTACACGGGCTTGGGCAATATAGCCAGCTTCTAGCATCTTTAGTTCCCGTTCCATCTGGAGCTGGGCAAGTTGTAGTTCGTGCGACTTATCAGACTTATCTTGGAAAAAGTCTAAAAGTTTAGGTAGTCCCCCCATCAAGAAGGATAGCGCTGTGGATATTAGTGTAAGCATTATTGTTTACTCCCCCATACTATGTAATAAGCAATCCAAGCTGCTACTAAAAAGCACCAGAACTGCACCCACTTAACCTTTGCTAGTTCAGAGTCAAAATACTTCTGATCTTCCTTTTCTAGCTTCTCAATCTCGGTCTTGATGTCTATCAGCTTTTGCCACTCTTTAGTGCCATATTGCTTGATAAAGTCAATCCTTAACTTGTACTCCTCATCCGAAATCTTCTTTCGGTGTTTGTATTCCTCAAGGGCTTTAAATATTGCCCGTTCCTTCTTTAGCTCGGCTTCTCTGCGCTCCCGTATCTTTTGGTTCGCTCGTTCCCTTGCTAAATCTACTGCCTCCTTCTGAACATCTTCGATGTTCTTGCCAATCTCTTTGCCAGCTTCTCGACCAGTCTTAATCCCTTCGCTGATGCCTTTAGCACCAGCCGATAACCCCAGTTCGTCCGACATAATCCATTACTTAGCCTTTAATGCTGCAATCTCAGCTTTGGCTGCATCTAGTTCGGCTTTGAGTTCTTGCACTGCCTTAATTAACGGCGCAATAAACTGACCATAATTAAGCGCCTGTGTGCTGTTTGGATCATCTTTGTTTTCCAAAGCCCAACCAGCAAAGTCATCCACATTTAATTCATCAAGCGTTTGTTTTACTTCTTGAGCAATTAAACCGTAATGTGTACGAACACCTGGACGGTCTTTTAAATTCTTCATATCCACGGTAACATTACCAATCTGAGTTGGTGTCGTTGTGCCATCAGGCACTTTACCTCCAGAAATCCATTTATAAGATACTGGCTTTAACTTGCTAATGAAGTTTAGCCCTAGAGGAGATGGTGTTACATTTGTTTTTAAACGGGAATCAGAAGTTTGAATGGTTCCATTAACCGCCCATACCGCAGTCCATCTATTTACTGAACCACCACACGAAAAAATATTATCATTGCCTGGCCCCATACCAGCCGAATTACTTGCTATAGGATTAAATCCACCAGCTATAACTCCAACAGCACCAAATTGATTACCATATACAGAAGAGCTTCCGCTATATAACTGGACAGAAGAACCAACCAAAGCTGAGTAGCTTAAAGAATTAATTGTGCCAACACCAATTTGACCGTTTGGAGCACGGACATCGCCACCACTAGTTGTAATAGTGCCGCTAAAACTTCCAGTAGTTGCAGTTAAAGCGCCAGCATTTGTAGAAGAAAAAGTTGGTGAAGAGGTAATGCTTACAGTTACCACCCCAGTTGAGGGGCTCGCAGTAATATTTCCAGAACCAAGAACCTGCGTAACGCCACCTGATGTTGGTAGAGTGGGAACCCAAGACGAGCCGTTAGAAGTTAGTACATAATTATTAAGCCCAGTAGGAGAAATTCCTTGCACTGCCCCTGTACCATTACCAACTAGCAATGAACCAGATGGAAGAGTACTTTGTCCGGTACCACCATTTGCCGCACCTAAAGTCTGAGTCCATTGTGGGGCACTACCAGATGAGGATAAAAAGTAATTGGTTGGACCAATACCTAATTTAGAGAACGCTGTACCGGTGGCGTAATAGGTAAGATCACCTGCAGTATATGTGGTTAATCCTGTGCCCCCACCAGTAGTTAGAGTCGGTCCAACATTAGGTGCTGCAATACCTGTAAATACTTCGTTGTTACCGTTACAGAAAATAAGTATGCTAAAACCATTACCAACGGTATAACTAGTAGTAGGTGAAGCAGTTTGAAATATAACATCTTGACCGGTGTCATTACGCACCAAGTAAGTCTTTTGTTTATTTGGGACTACAACAGTATTTGTTCCTGCGGCGTTACCTGTAAGGTTTAATACAGCTGAACGAGCCTCGTCAACTGCACCGTTATAATCGGTTAGGGTATAGGTTGACCCAGATAACGTTGCAAAATTAATAGACGTAACGCCCGTAACTGCTTGATCTATAAGGGCTAAATTGTTATTAGTCGTGTTTCCCCATAGACCTGCTTGGTCGCCTGGGGTGATTTCTTCTAGTCCTAGGGACGTGGTATATGTGGACATTTATTGCTCCTAATCGTTAATAATCACCCAATTTGGGTTTGAATCATCATTTATATTGCCCCAGACGTTTACATTGGTGACACTAATGGTAATTAAAATACCCGTCGGCAATGCTCTAGTATTAACTGTATAGGTCATATTATCAGCTGCCGCAAGGGTTTCCGCAACCGTTACGGAGTAGTTAAATACGCCAGCCTGAGCGTCAGCGGCAGACACGGATTCGCTAATAAAGTAGTTGTATACCCGTTGCCCAGTAAACGCATCGCTAGTTGCTACAGACTCGGATACGGCTGAATTAGCGTTATTTGCGGCGTCATATACGTCATCACCATGGGTGTCTTCTGCAATCGCAGCTGCAACGTCATTGGTTGGGACATAAGCGTCCAAGCTGGCTATGGACTCGGCAATAGCGGCTACCAGCGACTGGGCTACGGCGTAAGTATCTGAGGCTGCAACGGACTCGTCTTGCTCTTCAAACAGAATCAAACCAGTAGAACTGACGGTGTCGCCAGCATTCATTGTTTCTGGCACTACAGCGTTAAAGGTATTGTTGCTTAAAGTATAGGCATCAGAAGCTGCTACAGACTCAGCCATGAATACAAACTTACCAGTTAATTGCTCTTGGGCGTCTGTTACCGCCATGGATTCTGCGTAGGTTGCTACACGAATTTGGGTAGGCACTTGGGTATCTGCTGGCGC